GGGATTACGGAACTGATGCGCAAATTGGACTGGAAGAAACACCCGAACAATTTGTCGAATCGCTGGTCAATGTGTTCCGTGAAGTCAAGCGGGTGCTTAAAGATGACGGAACTTTATGGTTGAATCTAGGCGACAGTTACTCTAGTGGCAGTAGAACTAGCACAACTAATCAAACTGTTCGGGGTAATACTGATTACGGAGTTACTAGACCACCACCAATTGTGGGTATAAAACCAAAGGATTTGATTGGAATACCCTGGCGTGTGGCGTTTGCACTACAAGCTGATGGTTGGTATTTGAGGCAAGATATAATATGGCACAAGCCTAATCCTATGCCCGAAAGCGTGCAAGATAGATGCACAAAAGCCCATGAATATATATTTCTTTTAAGTAAAAGCCCTCATTACTATTATGATAATGTGGCTATCAAAGAAGAAGCACAGGACTGGGGAACTAGAGACCGAACAAATGGTAAGTATCATAATGAAGGTACTGGGTTAAATCCACATACTGGTCTTGAAAAGTCATATGAGACAAAAAACAAACGTAGTGTTTGGACACATGAAAATTCTAAATTTGAAGATAATTTGGAAGAAAAAAAATATCGTCAAGGCATGCACAAACTTCGAGGAGAAAAAATTGTTGTAACAAGACCAAATCTTCCCAAGAAAAAAGATTTAATTGCGTTTTTAAAAAACAGGACAAATGTTAATTTTTTAAATGAACATATTGATGTTAAAAAAACAACTATTGAACATTGGTTTAGGTCTGATAGTGGTTTTTCTTATCCTACAAGAGACGATTGGATTAAAATATTTGATTATGTTAATGATGATTCAAAAGAATTTGAGGATATGAATAACAGATTGACGTATGAAGAATATCACCTTGATGAAGTAATAACAGGTGACAAAAAGAACAAGCGTAGCGTATGGACTGTTAACACAAAGCCCTACAAAGAAGCCCATTTTGCCGTGTTTCCTACCGATTTGATCGAACCATGTGTTCTAGCTGGATCAAGCGAGAAGATTTGTTCGGGTTGTGGGAAGGCGTACAGGCGTGAAATGGTCACAACTGGCGTTCCCGATAGAATTGTTCGGGATAATATGGTTGGCGTTATACCCAAAAGAGATAAGCCGACTCGTATGAATAGCAAGGATATGCTATCATTAACGAAGGAAGATCGGGGTTTTGTTAAGCAATGTGACTGTGATACCAGTGAAACCGAACAAGATCGAGTACTAGACCCGTTTGGTGGATCGGGAACTACTGGACTGGTAGCTGATCGTCTTGGGCGTAATGCAACTGTTATAGAACTTAATAACGAATATGTAGAAATAGCTAAAAACAGACTGGAAGGAGATTCCCCGCTGTTTTCAAAAGTGGAGGTGAGCTAATGGCTAAAAAGAAACAGAAGAATTGTTCGCAATGTAAAGAAAAAATTGTCGCTGGCATGGAACTGGTGATGAATAACCGAACAATTTGTCTTGGTTGCGCTGTTGAGAAAGGAATAGCACAGCAATGGCAAGCACCAATAAGTCATGTTCTTCATTGTGAATATGATGTTTATTCCTGTCCAGAATGCTACAGGAATTACACCGAAATGATGGAGCATCTGGGGTATGTTTGTACCAAACAAGGTACATTCTATAAGCCTACAAATGACCCCAAAATTGTGGTGCTTTATGAGTGATTTACTTACCGCTTACCAACTTACTCGGTAAGTAAAAATGACGGTAAGTAGTAAGTCATTGAAATTGTTCGGGTTTTTGAAGCAACTTACGGAGGTTACTTCTTGTCATGGTAAGTTAGTTTTAGGTCGTAAGTCATTGATTTTAAAGCTACTTACCAACTTACCGAACTTCCCCCCTAAAGGGGGGTTTAGGGGTCGGTAAGTAAACCGACCACCTAACCTATTAACTGGTAACGAAATGGAGATAAAATAAGATGCCAAAAGTAGCAGAGAATTTAACGAAGGAACAGCGACTCGCTGGGTGGAAAAGATTGACTGATAAACAGCAAGACTTTCTGAATAACTTTATGCACAAGGATATGACGCAAACACAGTCGGCTAGACAAGCAGGATATTCTAATCCTGGCGTTGATGCTGTTAGGCTGTTGCGTAATCCAGTCGTTCAGGAACGCTATCAGGAAATGCGTGAGGAAGCCCGTAGTCGGTTCGGGGTAACAATTGATAAGTCTGTTCGGGATTTGCTCAAGATTCGTAACGAAGCGTGGGAATCGGGGAAATTTGGTGAGGCTATTCGGGCTGAAGAACTGCGTTTAAAAGCTACTGGATTACTGGTTAACAAGGCTCATGTGCTACATGAACGCACAGACAACATGACAAGGGAAGAAATACTGGCAAAACTACAGGAATTTCAAGACATAGCACAGAAACGCATGAAAACAGCCATAAAGACCCATAACGACCCAGACTTGATAGAGCAAAATAGCGTGAAAACCAAAAACTAGCATATTTACTTGGAGGGGGTACTCTTGGGTTCTCCCGAACAATTCCTGTACGCATAGGGATCGGGGTATAATCGGGCTTATTATCGGGCTTATTATAGGGCTTTGATCGGGATCGGGCTTGTTATCGGGGTCATTCTTTGGCAAATTGTTCGGGTTAGGATCGGGGTTCTCCTGCCTCCAGCAACCCGAACAATTGTTCCCTGTGGATAGATCCCAGCAGGTGTACCTGTCCTTCCTGCTGGAAAACCGAACAATTGTTCTACTCTTCCTGGCTGGATCTGGCGCAGCTGGATCTACCAATTTATGTCATATGATATATTTTTTTTTATTTTTTTTTAATTTAGTTGTTGACAAGGTAGCAATCATTACATATATTAGTATTAATTAAACAGTCAATGGAGAAAAAAATGATAGTACAAACAGTAAATGAAAACCAATTCATAGACGCTTTTAGAACTTGGGATACATACAAGAATAATTTTTCTTATGAAGGACTTAAAGCATTATACGAGGAATTAGAGCAGGTTGCGGAGTGTATGGATAGCGGGCAGGTTGAACTTGATGTAGTTGCGATCTGTTGTGATTATACAGAATACAAAAACTTTAAAGACTTTCAAGAACAATATTCAAACTTGGATATAAAACATATCTTTGGAGGTTCTAAAGATTGTCTTGATTATTGGACTAGTATTGTCTTGCCCGAATGTTGGGCAGGCAAAGATCAAGACAATCACGAAGAAATAAAAGATTTACCATTTATAATTAGACAATTTTAACGGAGGTATTCTAAATGACTAGATTAGATTTTTTGGCTTTATGTAATCACTATAATATTGATGTAAACATAGCTATAGAAAATGACGAGTTAAGAAAACTTTTAAAAGCTAAAGCAAGTTATAAAACAATAGAAGAATTTTTAAGGGAGAAGTTTTAACATGTTATTTTATACAATCTTTTTGAATGTAATAGCATTCGCACTATTTACCGCAACAGTTTTACTATTTCTTTTGTAAATTGTTCGGGGATCGGATCGGGGGTTCTTCCCCCGATTTTTTTGCTTCCAGCCCGAACAATTGTTCCCTCCCCTCCCCCTCCTGCTTCCAGACCTGTAACCGAACAATTGTTCGCTCCTGTCCTGCTGGTTCAGGAAATCCTGCTCCTGAAAAAAAAATAAAAAAAAGTTTATTTTATTGTTGACAGGTGTTGTAATCATTGCTATATATAATATATTAATTAACCACAGGAGAATAAAATGAGAACAGAATATAAAAGAAAGATTAAACAAGTCATTAAAAGTTTTAAAATCTTTACAGATGATACAGACGAAGACAAAGTATTAGTTGGAAACGATATAGATACTGCTTTAGAAATACTAGAAAACAATGGATATATTATAGAAGTGGAGTACAAATAATGAATAACATGAACAAACTGGTAACAATATGGAACGACTGGACTGAAGCGAACAACTTGCCCAGCATGAGTGCCAGCGAGTTACTTTGGCAAGAAGGTCTTGACGAAAGCCAAAAGAGATTCATCAATGCCTTTATCGAAATGTGGGAATCAATGTCAGCATACACATCATCTTGGGATCAATAGGTTTCTCCGAAAAAAGTCCAGCAGGTAGCTGGGCTTTTTTTTATCTACAGGGCGAACAATTGTTCGCTATTATTTTCCTGTGCAGGTAGCTGGTTCTCAATAAAAAAACTTTATTTACTTGTTGACAAGAGTGGTAATGGTTGCTATATATATAGTAATTAAACAAAGCCAATGGAGAATAATATGTTTGATATAGAGTATAAACTAGGTTGGAGATACATAGTCTGGGTAGGCGGTGTAGACGATTATTATAAAAACTATGAAGATGCAAAAGAGGCAGCTAAAGAGTGGACTGATGCAGGTTACGACTTTGTGGAGATTCAAGAACTATCAGAATTAAGAGGGAGTCAATAATGTTGTATTTAGCATACGGTGCAAACCTAAACAAAAAAAACATGGCAATGAGGTGTCCACTTGCGACACCTCTATGCAGTATTAATCTAAAGGGTTACAAGTTAGCCTTTAATAATGTGGCGACCATTGTTAAGTCAGCAGATGATTCCGTGCCTATTGGAGTGTGGAGAATTACCGATAAGTGTGAGAAAGCACTAGATAAGTATGAGGGTTTTCCTAATCTATATCGAAAAGAATACTTTGACTTAACTAAAGTTGGATTAAATCAGGGTATGGTATACATAATGAACTATGGAGGTCAGGCAGTACCGAACAAAATCTACTTCGATACCATAAAGCAGGGGTATAAAGACTTCCAG